GCGGTTCGCAGAGGACTGTCTACTGAAGATTTTGAGCGACATTCCGACCTCGTAGATATTGCGGTGTCTAGCGGCGAGGTAACCATAGCCCCGCACCTAGTAAAAATTATTGGCGAAGACCGTTTAGAAAAGATTAACAACAGAGGCTTGCGTAAAACCGAAGAGCGGATTGCCCAAAACGGGCAGCAGCCTACAGGGGCAGCAGAGGGCGGCTTTATTCAATCTGGAAGTGAAATAGAAAACTTGTATACAGGCCCCACACCTCAACCAATTGGTTTTGATATTGTTGATGAAAGAATACGTAAACTGGGTCCACAAGGATACGGTATTTTAAGTGAAAAGGATATTCGTTTAGAAGAACAGTCCAGAATAAACCCAACTACGCCTTCTATGACTAGTACCTTTGATAAACAGTCTTATCGTAAGGGTGTTGAGTTTGGAGATACGGAAGCAGGTTTTAGTTTGTTAGGTAGAACTAATTACAATAACGTTCTTCTTTCAGGTTTGCGTGATACTCGTACTTTAAGTGATTTTGTAAAGACTCTTGATTTAAACGAAGATATAGCAGGGTATTTTGGGCTAAACCCTGCAGGTGCTTATAGAGAAAACATTAACAGAGTTCTTATAAAAAGCCCAGAAAATTTTGCAACAGCCCGTTCTAGAGGAATGCCTCTTAGCTATGATGCCGTGCTCGGTCACGAATTGATGCACAAAGGTGCAGACGCACTTGCAAAAGACCCGAATTTCAATCCTAGTGAAACTTTAGTACAGGCGCAAAAAGCGTGGAAGGTAAACGAGGAATCTCGTAAAGATGAAATTGGTGGAAACACCCCTGAACACAGATATATTCAATCAGTCATAAACGAAGCGTACATGCTTCGGGATGTTGATAGCGTATTGGGTTCTCTTGAAAAACAAAAAAGAACAAAAGAGCCTGTTCAGGATTTTGAAATTGTGTATGGCGAAGATGGAAAAGTTGAATTTGAACCCTACTTTAGACAAGTAAATGAATCAGATTTAGCAAATGCTAAGAAAAAAGGTTTGATAAAAGAATTGAGGCGTAGCTTTGATAACTATATGACCGAAGAGAATAAGGAACAATTCCTGAGTGAAAATAAAGACTATATTACGTTAGGAAGAGCCGGAATATTATTTAAAGATACAGACGTTCCTTTTACAACTGTAGCTGGTGTGTTTCGTTCATTGAACAAAATTATGGCGCAAGACTACGCCGCACAGCTATTTAAAAATGCAATTGCAAACAAACCTATTGAAGTTCAACGCAAGCCTGATCGGAAACCAGAACCACAGCTTGCCCCAGAACCCAAATATGAACGCGGCTTCCTAGAAAAAGCATTAGGAATAAGTCCTGCGTACTGATCCGTCGGCTACCCGCAACGCGGCCCCGACACAACCGGAGCGGCTACCCACAGCCATGTGGCCCCGCAATATGAGGTAACTAAAATGGCAAAAGTAAGAGGCCACCGTGCCAACAAAGCAAACGACTCGTTCGGAACCACTAACAACGATAAGCTTTATAGAGGTAAATACCGTGATGAAGTTTACGAGGAAGATGAGGAAGAACAAGTAGAAGCCCAAAGTGATGAAGCTGACCCCGTAGAAGAAGCGGCTACTCAGCAACAGGGCGAAACCGGAGACAGCTTCGTGGAAGCGAAACAGGAACCGGAAGAATCACACGATTACAAGAAACGGTACGATGACCTAAAGCGTCACTACGACGAAAAGGTCAACGAGTTCAAGCAGGAAATTAGCGAACTTAAATCAGCAGTTCGTTCCAGAGAGGTGGAGATGCCACAAGGTATTCAAATGCCAAAGTCGATGGAAGAACTACAACAGTTTAAGGACCAATATCCTGAAGTGTTCGAAGTCGTACAGACTGTATCTGCGATGCAGGTTTCACAACTGCAGAATGAAATCGGCACTATCAAAGAGCGTGAAAAGCAGATGGAGAAGGAAAAGGCATACGCCGAACTGATTCACTTGCATCCTGACTTTGATCAGCTAAAAGCAGACAGTGATTTCTTGGAATGGTTGGATGAACAGCCTGAATCACTAAGTGACGGGATCTACAAGAATAACACGAATGCTCGTTTGGCAGCACGGGTTATTGATCTCTACAAAGCTGATAAAGGTATCAGCAAAACAAAGAAGCAATCTAAATCAAAGGATACGGATGCAGCAGCCGCTGTAACCCGACAATCACCCAAAGAAGTATCCACAAAGGATAACAATGGGAAGATCTGGAAAGCTTCACAAATCGCCAAGATGAAACCGTGGGAGTTCGAAAAGCTGGAAAGCGAACTGGACGCTGCACGGGCTGAAGGGCGAATCGACTATCAATCTTAAACCTCAAATGAAGGAAGGAAAAGCAAATGGCTTTTAATCGCGCTGCTGGTTATAATAACCTGCCTTCCGGTAACTTTACACCGGAAATTTTCAGCCAAAAAGTTCTCAAGTTTTTCCGTCGCGCTTCGGTTGCTGAAGACATCACAAATACCGATTACGCTGGCGAAATTGAGAACTACGGCGATACGGTTCGTATCATCAAAGAACCAACAATTACTGTATCCGCATACTCACGCGGTTCAGTGGTTAATCCACAAGACTTGGCTGACGACCAAACAACTATGGTTGTTGACCAAGCTAACGCTTTCGCATTCAAAATCGATGACATCGAAGAGCGTCAGTCTCATGTTAACTTTGAGGCTCTGGCTACTTCTTCAGGTGCATACTCACTGAAGCGTAAGTACGACTTCAACGTCCTGCAAGCAATTGCTGACGGTGCTGGCATTGCTGGTGCTGATGACGCATCACTTGCTGGTGGCTTGTTGTCAACCAACACTGCTTTGGGTACTGCTGGTACACCAATTGCAGTTCACACTACTCCAGACAATGCTGTCAATCTGATGCTTGAAATGGCAAAAGAACTTGACGAACAGTCTGTTCCAGAAGAAAATCGTTGGTTTGTTGCCTCTCCTGCATTCTACTCAAAGCTGTTTTCAGCAGGTGCAAAGTTTGCAGAAGTACAGGTAACTGGTGACGGTACTTCACCACTGCGGAACGGTCTTGTAATGCAGGGTCAGATTGCTGGCTTTAACTGCTACAAGTCAACTGCTCTGGTAGCAGGTGGCACAGATGCAATCAGCATCACTGGTGTTACTGCTGCTGCAGGTGAATCTGTTGTTTTGGCTGGTCACATGTCAGCCGTTGCAACTGCATCTCACATTGCAAAAACCGAAGTTGTTCGGTCAACCGAAACCTTCTCCGACATCGTTCGTGGCTTGCACGTGTTTGGACGTAAAGTCCTTCGCCCAGAAGCCCTCGTTCGCGGCGTCGTAGATACAATTGCGTAAGGGAGACTGAGATATGCCTTTTCAAATTGCAAACGCTGGTACTACTGGCTACAGTGCAAAGGGTCCAAATGTCAAAGTCCTGAGTCAAGTTGTTGACTTGACAGATTCTGACTTCAGCACCCTTGCTGCAACTGATACAATTGAGGTTCTTTCAGTACCTGCTGGCACTGTTGTGCTTTCTGCAGGTTATGAAATCCTAACCGCAGGTACTGGTACAGGTACATTGTCGCTTGGCGACGGTGGTGACCCAGACCGTTACGTTGCTGCTGTTGTACAAACTGCTGCGGGACAAAAAGCTGCTTTGGCAACTAACGTTCCACACCTGTACACTGCTGCAGACACAATCGACCTCTTGAGTGCAACTGCTGTTTGTAACTCAAAGGTTAATGTGTGGGCAGTTATCTGTGACTGTAATAACGTCGAAGATAACATGCTTGTCACATACAACGACAACACATAATCTACCGTCGGGGGGCAGGGGTAACTTTGCCCCCTTGACACCTTATTAATTTTATGATATAAGCAGTAATCCCTGCCGGGGGTAAACCCACTATGCCACGTAAAAAAGAAACACCGATACGTAAGACAACTACAGGTAAGGGTGCAAACTATCGCCCTACCAAGTCTGGCGCGGGAATGACTGCAAAAGGTGTAAAAGAATACAGAAAGAAAAATCCCGGAAGCAAACTAAAAACAGCAGTCACGGGAAAAGTAAAGCCGGGAAGCAAAGATGCCAAGCGTCGTAAGT